CGGACCTATTAGAACTTCCTCTACTAACTGATAAGGAGAAGACGGCCATGACACAGACCGAGCTAACACAAAGGATCCTTGATAACACGATTGATTACTTGAAAAGAGCTCCTAGTAACACACTAGAGGTGTCTAGTCTTCTCTCCTTGATAAAGGCCGATATGACTGATGTCTTCTTTAAGAAGAATGAGGTAGAGGCGACAGTTAGATATAGGATCTATTCTACATTGAAGTACTGGACTCGTAAGACAGATACTTATCATCCTTACATCTTTCTAGAAGAGCTTCAATCATACTTGCCGATTAGATTAGACGAGCTTGATCATCTTTGCGAGAAGGTATCTTACATCCTTAATCAGGAGTTTGATCTAACAGTTGATTAACTAAAGCGCGTATATTATACAGATCAACAAAGAAGAAAACGTATAATACACGACATCAACCTATTTCAGTTTTCACTACTAACTGAGTGGAGGTTGAGAATGAAACAGAGTAACATGGAGCGAGTACACAAGATCAAGTGCTTTTGGATGTTGACATTGATCATCACCTTAGCACTAGCAGCAACGTGGTTAGACAGAATCCTCTATGGGTAATAGAGGGAGTATTTTACGGATAAAACATCCAACCTAGTTGGATAAAGATCACAACATAACAAAAGGAGAAAGAACCGTTATGTATGAGAATGAACTAGAGGTAGCTAAGACCTCTCTAAATGAAGCTTATGCAGAAAGAGCCAAGTATCTTGGTAGTGATGTTTTTACGGCAGATTATGATATTGCTACTCATAAGATTGTTCTTGCCCAAACTGCTCTAAGAGATGTCTTAGACAAGATGGAACTAGACAAGAAGAGATACATGGTCCAACATGGAGATAATGTTTCTCAGTTGGTAAAAGAGTTTCTTATTCAATGGGGAGTTGATGAGTCTGGACTCAAGAATGGCATTGATCTTTACGCGATGTTTGATATTGTCTACAGCTTCTTGAAAAACAAGAACTTGATCAAGGAATAAAAGGAGAAAACAATGAGTGAAGAGTTTGTAACAAAGGAAGAGTTCGAGGAACTCAAAGCTGAACTAGTTTTGGACAGCCAGTCAGTATCTTCTATTACAAGGAAGATTGAAAATCTTGAACAGAAGATCAAGGACCTATCTGATTGGGCCCTAGATATTAAGCAAGCACAGGAAAAGAGAGTTGATGGGGTAGTTGACCGGCTTAATAAGCTTGTCACTGAAGTAGCTGAGTTGAATCCCGCTGCACAAGAGATTAAGAGAATCAAGTATGAAATCGTAAAGGCCGCAGCCAAGGACAATAATGAAGAAGAGGTGAAGAATCTCACAAAGCTTCTTGAACATCTATTGTCTTTTTCTAGTCTGTCAAAAGAAACTATTGTTCAGTCAGTTGATTTGAATAAGGATAAAGTTTCCGCGTGGGCAGTAGCAGTTGTTTATAGAGATGAATCTTCACAAGAAGATCCTTCATTAGAACAAACTTTTGACGTAATAGATTCTAGATGTGAAGAAGGTGTTACTATGAATGTGTATCTTCATAAACTAGAACTCCACCAAACCATCATCGCCGCCATTGATGAACTTGCTGCCATCAAGATCGTAGAGGATCATCTTCTCAGAGAACACGGAGAGAACCTTCACATCATCAGCAGAGTAGCAACTCGCATTGAGAGTGTATAAATGTCTAATATCACAAATACTAAGATATTTTCTACTTGGCAATATGCGGGTCATTTTGATGGTGAAGATGAGGAAGGCAATAAAGGGGTATGTACTCATAGAGTGGTACAATGGCAGGGAGACAATCTTGAAGCTATCGTAGAGTTCTTTGGAAAAGATGCTAATGAGTTTAATCCTCACATAGGTCAGTTTAATAATCTTCATTTTTATGATAACGAAGAGTTTGAACCAATAGGAACTTACTTGAGTTATTCAGGTGGGGAAGGATATAAGACCTTTACAGAAAAGCTTTTTAATGAGAAGTACTTTTGGATTGATCCAGAAGTTCTCCCAGAGATTGTGAAGAATAACCTTTGTCGGCCTATCTCTTTTATTCAAAAAGAAGATAAAGAAATACTTAACCAAAACCAACCATTAAAAGGAGAAAACTAATGGACAATGAAGAAAAATATCTTGTAGCAGTTCTTTATCAGAATGATATGGGAGCTCTTCAAGTAGGGGCAGACATTGTTTTTGCCACTGATCTAGAAAGTGCACAGAAGACTGCTGAACAGATCTACAAGAACAGTTTTGATGGAACCGGATCTCTAAAGCAGAACAAGACCTTGAAGCTTGTTGTAAGTCGGGCAGGTCTTGTTAGTGCATCAGAAAGTTGGAAATAACTAAACAAAATCTGGCCCCTCACTCTTCAGTTTACTGAAGTAAACGAGCTGAAAGTGAGGAAAGGTTTTCACTTTTGCGTGTGGTAGGAAAATGTTAGATTTAACAGGAGATAATACAATGCCATTGAAAGAAGGTTCCTCAAAGGAAACCATTGAGAAGAACACTCAAACAGAGATTGAAGCAGGTAAGGATCCAAAGCAAGCTTTTGCCATCGCCGTCTCTAAGTCACAAGAAGATAGAAAGAACAAAGAACAGGAGAAGAAGTAATGGAGGAGATCTACTCAAACTATCTTTCATTCAGAGAGCTCTTTGATGCTCTTCCTAGATTGGTTGAAGAAGGGGATCAGAAGCTTCAACATGCTTTTGATCATACCAGACGGTTGATGGAAGATGCGACCAATAACTTTCATCAAGAGAAGATCAATGAACAAGAGTTCAATGATCAAACAAAGGATCTTTTTCAACTACAAGAGAAGATCAATACAAAGCGCGGGTTCGTTTACTTCACAGGAAATAGACTTCAACAAGAGCTTAGGTTTCTAGCTTTCCATTGTGGAGACACGAGTATCCCAGCTGAGATTGTACCTATGCCAAAAGAGAACCCTAATCTTCCACAGCCTGAAGTTAAAGAGTAAACAGAATGGCTAGTTATGATAATGATCGACTTCAACAACTACAAGCTTCATATCTAGCCTCTAGATCTCAACATGATCTGAATGATCTTTTTAATGCTATGAAAGAAGCGACATCAGTTATCTTGAACAGCATGTTGAAGAAGTCAGGTCTCTCATTCAATCAAGAGAGAAGAGAAGAGTTGGTTGAAGATGCATGCTACAGATACTTGTTCTTACGATTATTGATTAAAGACCCAAAGTACTCTTTGTTAGGGATGGAGCTCAAGTATCAACTTGTTTACTTCCTTCATAACTCTAATCAAAAGAGACGCGATAAGATCTACTCTCTAGAACAAACATTAGATAATGCACCAGAGACTGAGATCACTTCTGTTTGGAAGTCTAAACAGAAACAAGAAGAAGATCAAGCAGATTACTTAGAACAACTGTTAACTGATAGTAGGATCAATGGCAAACGAGTGATCTTAACACTGTTAACAGAACGGTACTTTAAGAACGCTTTGAAGAAGTTAGCTGTGTTCTGCAGTTACACCTTGTTAAGAGACTGGGTGACTAGGATCAAGGTCATCTACGACATGATCCATTATAAAAGAAAGAGAAGATAAATGAACAGTAGAAAAGGTAAGTCCTACTCGTTCTACATCAACCCTTTGATCTATGACGAGTTTGTTAAGACGTTAAGACAACAAGGCATCGATGCAGCGAGTCCAATAGTAGAGTACCTGATGGACTGGTACACAACAAAGTATTACGAGGAACCCAATGAACAACCCAATGAGACAGTTTAAGAAAGATGTGAGAAGAGCACCTAATGAAGATCTAATCACCTTTAGAGAGAGCTTCAAACACATCGTAGACACATCTGATAAACTTCTAAGTAAAGATTACTCTAAGTTACCAGTCGATCAAATCGGTGTAGCTATGGAAGACATTCAGACGTGGAGATTGTTTTGTGTCAAGACCGTTAATGATGAGATCCTTCGTAGAGAACTGGACTAACTATTAATCTTATGAGTGACGAAAAAAATAATATTGATAATACTACACAACCATCTACGATACCACAAAAAGATGTGTTTGAGAAGCCAAAGAGAAAGCCTAGGAACCCTGCTGTAGTAAAGGGTGGGCCTCCATTAAATCCTTATGGAAGACCTAAAGGATCTCAGAACCTTTCTACAAGAGTTAGAGAGGCCTTTCTTAATAGCTTAGGTGGTTCAGACTCTAAGAGTGCTGCTGCTCGTAACATAGATTATCTCAGTAAGTTCTTCAATAACTTCATTGAGGAAGCTATAAAGAACCCAGCTGGTTCTGCAGCTCGTACTCTGTTTCAACACATCACCCCAGAGCAACTCCTTAAAGAGATGGAGAGAGCACAAGAAGCTGAGTATCGACGCAACAATGAGTTCATGAACTATCGACTCTTCATTCGTGGCTTTGACAAACAACAACAGGTTCTATTGAGCAAGTCAGATCGTATCGGTTTGATGTGTGGTCGCCGTGCAGGTAAGTCAAAGACCAATGAGTTGTTAGGTGTTCAGGCTGCTATCAAGGATAGTCATCAAAGAGCTTTGATCATTGGTCTATCGGTTGGCACCACAGAGAAGATCTATCGAGATGGGATCAATAACCTTCTCACTGATCTTGGTATTGAGTTTGTTTATGATGGTAGCTCTTGTACCTTCAAACTTGACAACAACTCCATCATTCAGTTATCTGGTAACGCCAACAAAGCAGAGCAAGAGAAGTATCGAGGTTTACATTGGGACTTGATCATCGTTGATGAGGCTCAGTCACAAAGACACTTGACTGCCTTCATGGATGAGGTCATCAAGCCAATGTTGTTGGACACTAAGGGAAGACTTGTTCTTACCGGTTCTGGCCCACGTACTCGTGGTACCGCGTGGGAGAAGTTCTATGTGGAAGCACAACCAAGTGACCTACGATTGAACTGGAACATCTCTAACAACCCTCATATCGCAGACTATCAAAGTGCTCTAGCTGGGGTTCGTGAAAGAGAACATCTTGAAGAGACTGATGCTCTTTACTTGAGAGAGTACCTTGGTCAGATTGTGTATGATGACGATGCTCTTGTCTATCGAATGAAAGATCAGAACTACTTCACAGACGCAGACATCGTTGAGTGGCTTAAAGGTCAGTCTAGTGAGGACATTCGCTTCATGGCAGGTCTTGACTTCGGTATCAGAGACTCAGATGGTCTTGCTGTCATCATGTACTCTGAGAAGAGAAATGAGAAGTTCTTGGTTTATGAGTACAAGAAGTCTGGAACAGGCTTTGTTGAGTTGATGGAAGCTATCAAAGACGCCAAGAGATATATAGCTGAAGATCCCATCTTTAGTAGGATCTCACCTCATCATCGACAGTTCAACATCTTTGCTGATACTTCAGAAGCCAAGTGGTTGCCTGATGCTAGAACTCATCACGGCATCACTAACATCTTCCCTATTGCTAAGGAGTCTGTTGAGGTCTCTATTCAGACACTTAGAGATGAAGTTAGAAAGGAACAACTCAAGATCAGAAAGAATGGACCATTTGATGAAGAGTGTTTGAGGATCGTGTTCAAGAGAATCGATCTACCTAACCAACCTTCTATCATCACTAGAGAGATCGATCACGACATCTATCACCCAGACATCCATGATGCCATTCGTTATGCTTTTCGTAACTATTGGTTGACACACAAGCAAGATCACTTTGTACAACCTGAGAGTGAGAAGACACTAGACCAAACACATTTTGAGCGACAAGCTCAAAGATTAACTGAAAACTACAATGATTCATTGTTTTAACTCTAACTATATCTAACAAAGGAAACCCCATGAGTCTATTTCAAAAGAGTGCTAAGAAGCTTCAAGAAGAGAAAGAAGCTGCTGCAAAGAAAAGGATCTTTGATCAAGCTTATCAGATCGCTGAGACAGCTTACAAGAAAGAACAAGAGTATGAGAAACTAACTCACTCTGATCTTAACTATGCCATCATTGAAGACCTGATCAAGGCCGCTAGATTAACTGGTACCGTGACCATCGAGTTACTCGGACCAACTGGTGATAAGAGCAAACCTTCTGCTATCTTCACGATCATCTCTAACGATGGTGACATCATCACTGACAAACTAGATCAAGCCTCTAGAGATCTCTTCTAAGGAACACCAATGCCTATTAAAACAGACATGACAGAACAGCAAGTTAAGGCCGATATCCAATGGTTAGAAGGCCGCCTTGCTGCACGAGACATGAAGTACCAAAGATCATTGAACAGGTTCACCGCTAACGGTCAAAGACGCGAGACCATTCGTGAGCTCTACAACAACCCTCTAAGTTACTTCATGACAGGTGTAGACACCAACACTGGTATCTTACCTGCTATTAACATTGGCCGCTCCATGGCCTTGACACTTCAATCTAAGCTTACTCAGACCAAAGGACGAATCTTCTTCAACCCAATCAAGGGTCTTTGGGAGACAACTAAGGTCGCACGAAACGCACAGATCTTCTTTGATACCTTCATTGACAGAGACCAAACTATGGACCACGTGTCTAAGGCAGTTCTAGCTGGTTTGGTGTTTGACATGGGAGTTATCTGGATCGATGAAGAGACTAAGTCAACTAAGGTTGTTCGTCCTTGGGAGTTCTTTGTTGACCCTGCTGAGTGGCACTACTCGGAGAAGATCAGTCGATGCTCTGTTCGTTTTGAACAGTATCCATTGGTTAACCTAAAAGATAAGATCCAAGACAATCAGATCCTGAAGTCCAGGTTAGAGCAAGACCTTCATGCTAAGTCTGCAGTTCGTTATTACTGGGATCTAGTAAACAAGAAGCGTTGGTTGTTCGCAGATGGTAATGTTCTAGTTGAGGTAAAAGACATCGATTATGATGAGATCCCTTTTGCTATCTTCTTCTATAACAGCCCACTTAAGAGCTTCTTCAGCACCTCTGTTATGGACAACACCACTCCTAATCAACGACAGATTGATAAGATCCTTCGTCGTTTGAATGATGCTGTCACCTTCTCTCCAGCTAACACTATCTTTGTGCCATCTACTTCAACAACTTCTAAAGGACTTGAACTTCCAAAGGAGATGCAGAACAGGATTGGTGAGATCGTTCCTATTGATATGACATTGGGTCAAGTCGTAGTTTCTACACCAGCTCCTATCAACGAGATGTACGTCGAGTTGATCAAGTTCTTTGAGACTGAATCCTTCAATCAAGAAGGAGTCTCTCAACTCTCTGCTCAATCTAAGAAGCCAACCGGCATCACCTCTGGTGTTGCACTTGACACACTACAAGATGTTGAGTCTGAGCGCTTCCAAGCGCAGGTAGATAACCTCATCAAGTTCATGCAAGACATCTACACTAAGATGATCAAGATCTTTCCAAAGAATGATCCAATCCTTCCTAAGAGAGTTAATCGAGCCACACTAAAATGGAGCTCCATCGTTGATCAATGGGATCAGATTAGTCTGTCATCTAGCATGGCATCAACTCTTTCTAAAGATCCAGAGGTTAAGCTTCAACAACTAGAAAAGTTGCTTGCTCAAGGTTTGATCAATGCTAATGCTGTTGCTGAGTTGATGCAGTTACCTGACCTTGAGGGAGCTTACTCTGCAGCTACTGCTTCGTATGATGATTGCCAAAAGATTATTGAGAGAGTCATCGAGAAAGACAACTACAACTTCAACCCCGTTGTTAACCTTCAGATGTTGCTTTATGAATCTGTCTCAATGTACCTTCAACTAGACTCTGTTGATGAGGACCCAGCCATTCTAACTAAGGTCTCTAAGTTGATCGAGTTGGTCACAGCTAAGATCAACGACAAGAACAACATCCAGAACCCTGCTCAACCAGCACCTGGACCTTCTAAAGATGTTAACGTTCAGGATCAAGCTCTTAATGGAGCCCAGATCACTGGTGTTATTGAGGTTCTTAAGTCTGTCTCAGATGGTTCTATTACCTATCAGCAAGCCATTCCTCTACTCTCTGCCGCTATGCCTAATCTTCCTATTCAACAGATTGAAGACATGGTAGGAGCTCCACATCAAACACCTGGACAAGCTCCAGTTAATCCTGCACCAACTGCTGCTCTTGGAGCAGCAGGACAACAAGTAACAGCTCCTGCTACAGCGAGCTAAGATTTCACCCCTAACTATACAAGGAGAAGAACAAAACAAATGAATGATTTAGATCCAACCACCTTGAGTGATGAACAGAAGAATGAGCTCATTGCTGCTCTATTCGCTGAGAGAGCTAATGCTGCTGCAGTTGCACCAGCTGAGACTCATGACGAACCCGATGGCGATGAACAACTTCCTAAGTGGGCCGAGATGCTTTATGGACAGCTTAAGGCTATCTGTGAAAGACTTGACCCTCTCGAAGACGTGGTCATGAATGGACTCGTTGAGCCCATCAACCAACGATACACTGAAGGCATCAGAAGCTCTGGCATCGATGCACTCTCTGCTAAGTATGGAGATCTATTTGCACCGCACCTTGATGCTATTAAGGCATTAGAAGGTGAGAATGCAGATCCACTCTCTGCACTTTATGATCATCTTCAGGATGTTAAGAAGACTACACCTGATCTTTCAGAAGAAGATGAATCTTCTGGAGTTCAAGCTTGGGTAAAGTCCATTGCTGATGCTCTAGATGCTAAGCGCTCTGCACTTGGTCCTGGTGCTTCAGTAGAAAAGACAACTGTTACAGCAGTTCCTGCTGGTACAGCCGACAAGAACCTTCAAGACAAGGTTCAAGCAAAGATCGCCGCTATGAAGGCTAAGAACGCCGCTAGTGGTAAGAACATTAACCTTTAAGGAGAACACATAATCTATGAGTATTCTAGATCCTACGTTAGCCGCAGTTTACAAGGAGTGGTACACCGACAAGAGTCCTTATGATACCTACTTCAGAAACTCTCCTCTCGTAAAAACTATCCCCACCTCCAGAATCGGTGGTAAGACCTACAACGTCTTCCTCGATATGGGAAACGGTGGTAACGCTTCCGGCTCTCTAAGAGCTTCTACCGACAACATGATCGCCAATGGCAACGGACCTTCTGCTCAGTTCGCCATCTCTAGCGGTCAGATGTTCGCAACCTTCCAGATCGCACAGGCTGACATTCTAGCTTCTAGAACTGTTCGTGGTGCCTTCGTTCCTGCTCCAGTTCTCTTGCTTCACAAGAGTCTTGACAGCTTCAGAAAGTTGATGGCCATCTCCCTTTACGGATCTGGTTTCGGTGAGATCGGACACCCAGTGGTCATCACGACTGTTGTTGGTGCCAACACCATGACCTTGACCGACCAAACCACTGCTAACTCACTTGCAGTTGGACAGGTCTTCAGAGTCACCAACGGTGCACTTCCATCTTCTTCTGTCAGAACTTCTAAGAACACTGTTACTCACGTCAACGGACTCTCTATTACCTTTACCAGTGACACGATTGAAACCTGGGCTGTGACTGACTGGATTGAGCTTGATGGTTGTAGAAATGGATCCACTCCACTTCTTCCTGTTGGACTCTCTGCTTGGCTTCCTACTGTAGGAAACCGTGTTCCTGGTTCTGCATGGGACGCTTACATCGCTGCTCCTTTCTTCGGAGTTGACCGTTCTATCAACGCAGCTTCTGCTGGTCAGTTCATCCTTCGAGATGTAGGTGGTTCTGAGAAGTACACCGATGCCGTTACTCGTGGTGTTAACGCAGTAAGAACCGCTGGTGGTCTTCCTGACCTCTTGGTCATCAACCCACAGATCTACTTCAAGATCGTTCAAGAACTCAACGCTCAGACCAACCTTTGGCAAGCCATCAACATGACTGCTTCTAACAACAACCCTAATGAAGTTGTTCGTGGTATCTCTCAGTTGAAGTTCGCCTTCAGCTCAACCTGGGTCGATCAGACCTTCGACGATCCTTGGTGCCCAACCTTCACTGGTTACATCCTTCAGAAGGATGTTCTAGAGCTCGCTGCTCTTACCAACGTTGAGACCCCTCTTAACGACGGTATTTCTGGCAATGATCCTGGAAAGCAACCAATCGACCAAACGAGTGCTCCCGATCTCAACTACTACTGGTTGATTGAGGACTACTTGACCTCTATGCCTGGCCCAATCGTACAGAACGGTGCTCAGCTTCAGGTCGCTGTTCAGTTCTACGGATGCTGGGTCAACCACGCTCCTTCTAACTGCGCAGTCATCAACTTCGTTAGCTAATCACTAACCTAGATCGCACGTTCTTTGGTCTAACTGGGATTTAACTTTTTCTCCCAGTTAGGCCTTTTTTATGCTCGTGTAATACACGACTCCATGAACTAACTATAGATCTCAGAAGGAACATAACACAAGATGCCTTACACTGCCAGCCAGATCATCAGAGAGGCTAGATCTCTTTCAGACTTCCAGAACGCTGAGACGATCACCTATGAAGATGAGCTCCAACTTATCAATGAAGCTTACCGAGACATCTACAACAGGTACACTGAGTCTGATGGCGATTACTGGGTCAATGAGGTCATCATCGACCTTGGTTCACAATACCTCGATCCAAACGCTCAAAACGCCTACTTGATTCCGCTCCCTAGTGATTTCTATAAGATCAGATGGGTTAGCTACAAGAACAACACCATGTGGTCTCCAGTGAACCGATTCTCGACAGCTGACAGAGATGATTGGCCTGGTGTTCCAATGTATCGAATCAAGAATGATGACCTATGGATCATCTCTCCACTTGGTTCCATTCCTCAGATCAAGATGGGTTACTACATCCCACCTCAAGTTGTCACAGCACCACAAGACAGCATTCAGTTTCAACCTGACCTTCCTGCTTACAACGTACCTAACATCAAGAGTGTGTTCTATATCGCCGATGACATCTTGTTGTTTGCCTATGGTTTTATCCTTAAAGTAGATAATGGAACAGCTAACAACCAAACTATTGATCTCTACACTCACACTAACCCAATCGACAACGTCGTTTATTACAGAGGTTATGCTTACTTCAAAGACACTGTGACAAGTGGCATCTATCGACACACAACTGACTTGTCAACTCCCTTTGTTACACCTACTTTGATCTTGAGCAACGTTAACAACTTTGTTATTCAAAACAATAAGATCATCTACTCAACGGCGGCTATAACTCAGAAGTCAAATCTAGATGGATCTACTCCAGTTCTAGTATCTTCTTCTCCAACCATCAGTTACCAATATGCTGAAGCTAAGAACACAGTTCCAGTTTACATCGATGCTAGTTCTTCAACAATCGTTGTTGGTGGAGTTCTATCTAATGTTACTAACGCAGTTAGATTGACCACTTATCTTGGTCAAGTCTTTTGGCTTGACTCTAATCAAGATTGGTATCAAGCAACTTATGATCCAGTTACTCATGTACTCTCTACTCCTGTTCTTCGTCAAGAAGGAGTCCTTAAGGTTGGAAACAACGTTGGATCTAACTTCTACCCGGTGGTTGGTGAAGGAGTGTTTGCTAATGACCTCACTGAAGACACCATCTTCGATTATCCCTCCAACGAGGTCAATGAGATCATGACTTACTCATCTGCTTTTGGCTACTCTAGAAAGATCAATGACCTACCTAAGATGCAGTCTCTTACTTCTGAGATTGTTAACTTGTGGGATAGATTTTGGTCAGTTAATCGCCGAGATGAGTATCAGTTTCAACGAATCAACAACTACTACAAAGACGATACTGGTGGTTATGGTTGGGGAGCTTGGTAAGTGCCTAACACACCAGATGCACTAGAGATCAATCTTAAGGCCTCACTCAACGTTGACACAGTTAATGAAGATGTGTTCTCATTTGGAGATAACACTGCTCCATCTAATGACAACACAGGCATTGAGAGACTAGGTGGTGTTAAGAATCTTTGGGAGACCGAGGTTCTAAACCCAACTAATAGCTATGCCTTTGAGACACAAAATGGTCAAACCATGCTCATTGAGCCCACCTCTGACCCTAACATCAACAATCTAGTTGTAGATGGAAACTCTGTTGCAAACATCTCTGCTTGGGGTATAGAAAGAAGAGTTAGAATCACCAACGTCGATGACCCTATGGTTTGTGTAGGAGACACCTACATAACATGTCAGTTGAACGTTAACGTTGTCACAATCTCTGAGTTTGACTTTGACAACAATCTTCTTTCTTCTAGAACAGTTACCTTTACAAACTTACTGCCTTATGTCAGTTTTATCACAAGCATCAACTTCGTAAGATACCAATCTCCTCATTATGCAGACTCTCAAGAGTTCTTACTCAGATTAGGTGGACAAACTATCATCCTTAAGGAGTCAACTCCTAACCAACCTATTGTCCCAACCTTCGCTTCTTCTACCATGCTTGGAACAGGAAATGCTATCAACGCTTCTGTTGTTTACAATGGCTTCTTAGTTGTTGCCGGAGCTAACGGAAGAGTCGCTTCTTTTGATGGTTTTAACTGGAAGAACTATGATGGTTCTGGTTCAGGAACTGGACCTTTCAATGGTGGTACTGTAGTTAACAACCAAACTATTCAATGTATGATCGTTTGGAATGGCTTCTTAGTCGTTGCAGGAGCTGGTGGTTTACTAGGTTCTTGGGACGGTTCTGCTTGGAAGAACTATGATGCTTCAGGCATCGGAACTGGACCTTCAGATAATGCAACCTTGATTGGTGCTGTCACCATCTTTGCTATGACCATTTGGTCTGGTTTCTTAATCGTAGGTGGTGGTTCTGGACGAATGGGATCCATGTCCAATGTCTCCACCAAGTTTGTTTATACGACAACTCAAACGACATTGATGGCTGGTCGAAACATCCCAGCTCCAACCTCAAATGCTACACTAATCGGATCAAACACGATCACAGCACTTGCTGTTTACACAGCAGTTAATACACCATCTTCACCAGGCGTATTGATGGTAGCAGGTGGTGGTGGTCTTGTTGCTTCTTGGGATGGTGGTTGGGTCAACAGCTCAGGTACATTATCTCCAGCTACCTCGGCATCATCTTGGTCACTTAGAACTCAAGGTGTTACTTCCAGCAACCAAGCAGGTCTATGGGCTTATGGTAATGGTATCTGGCTCTCTGCTATTCAATCTAGCTTAAACAACCCAGAGTTCTTAACAAGTACTGATGGTCAGACTTGGACAGGTCGACCCTTAAGTGTTGGTGTTACTTTCCAGTGTATCACTTTCGGTGGTGGTTTGTTTGTCCTTGCTGGTAACAAGTCCACAGCAGATAATCAAATGGTCTATACCTCACCAGATGGTATCACATGGACCCTTAGAAACACAACTACTACTCCAACGTCTAGTGGTTGGGGTTCTGTTGGATATGGTAATGGTCTTTATGTTTTAGGTGCAAGAGATAACACACAAACTACCATCTTAACTTCTCCAGATGCCATCACTTGGACCAGCAGATCTACTCCAACTTCTCTTAACTTAGGTTGGTCTGATATCACTTATGGTGCAGGTCTTTATGTTGTCTTAACAAGAGCCGCAGGTTCTGGTGCAACTAACAACGTTATCACCTCACCAGACGGCATCACATGGACAGCTCGTACCACACCTGTAGCTGCAGGTGGTACTGGTAACGGATGGACTCACGTTACCTTTGGTAATGGTATCTTTGTTGCTACCTCACTATCTGGATCATCAACTGCTGTTGTTATGACCTCTACTGACGGTATCAACTGGACTGCTAGAACAGGTATCTCTTCAACTGGTGGTTTAGGAAGACCTGATTATGTCAATGGAATCTGGTGTTCATTTTTCCAAAATGCTACATCAACTAACGCAGTCATCACCTCACCAGATGGTATCACTTGGACCACTCAAACTACGCCAGCTCCAGGTGCAGGTGGTTGGACAGGTTTAACAGCAGGAGGAACTGCTGATGGACCAGGTAGATTCATCGTTGGTTCTAACGGTCAAGGTACTCAGAACTCAATCATTGTCTCTGTTCCATCTACACCTTTCCCAATCTTTAACAACGCAACAGTCACCTCTACTTTTACCATCAATGCTATGTACGCAGATAGCTCAATCATCGTGTTCTGTGCAAGCTCTGGTTTACTAGGTAACTACAGCTCTGGTGCCTTCCACAACTATAACTCAGGTCTAGCTTTCACCAACAACCAAACTGCTGTTGGAATAAGTGACATCTTATCTATCACTAAGTTCGGAACTACTTGGGTTATAGGCTCTGGTTCAACAGGTCGATTAGCCTCTTGGGATGGAACAAACTGGAAGAACTATGATGCTACAGGAACAGGTACAGGTGTCTCCAACAATGGTACCATTGTTGGAGCTTCTAGCATAACAACTCTATCAGTCTACAACTCTCAACTTTGGGCAGGATCAGCTGGTGGAACTGCTAACAACATGTCAAGCTCTGGCTCTTTTGTTCCACCTTACATCATCCCAGCTGGTGGTTCTGTTGTTTATCTTCTTGGTGGACAATCCATCTTAGGATACCCTTACACCTATCGTTATGAGAACGGACTCTACATCCTAGCACTAGTTAACAATGGACTCAACACAGGTTACATCATTGATGAGACCTTGCATCAAGCTACGCCTCTTAAGGTTAGCTATGCTATGCCACAAATCTCTAATGGAAAGACGCGTCACATCCTCATTGAGACCCCTCGCTTTGATGGTGCTAACTACTACACGGTCTCAACCGTTGGTTACACTGACTTCACAACTTTCACAGCAACTCAACAATACCCAACTACAGGGATCACCAATGCCAATGCTATCAAGCAAAGTCACATTGGGTTCAACTACAGTGATTCAACTCTAACTAGAGGGTCTTCATCAATCACTGAGTTCTTGGTACCTCAGACTCAATCAACTCCAACAAGCTTCTACAGCTTCTTCCAAAGCAACACAAACACCACTGTTCTTGGTTTTGGTAAGTTAACTAACAGCTTTGGAGTTGTACCAGATGTTCCATTTGAGATCAGAACCATCTGGACTGGTACTGACTTGGCTGGTGCTAACCAAGCTACCCTTAGCGTTGCGGTACTTGATGGTAACCCAACAGATGCAATGGGTACTCTTTTGACAAATGTCGGTACATTTGATGACTCTTACACTCCTCAAGTTAACAGTGGTAGAAGAACTCTTTATAAAGACTCCACTGATGGTTCTTGGTACATCGTTGTTCTATCTAGAACCCCATCAGCACCAATCCAACAAGAGAGCACGTATCTTTACAAGATCAACACCATTAGCTTGTTGAACCTTTACAATAGCCAAACTCGCCAAGTAGGAATCGGAAGCTCAGACTGGAATGGTAGAATGTTATTCACTAGCTCTGCAACTCCAGTAACAGGAACCTCAGAAGCTGTTACTCTTTTCCAAGGTGCCTTCTCAAACGGTATTGATTCTGGTGTCAAGATCATCGACATCCCAAGTGCAACTTCTGGTAACATCAGTGTTCTAGGTGCACGAGTTCCAGGCTTCAGAAACTCTATCAACAGTCAGTTCTTCGTTAATACTTATGTGTCTCCTCCTGCTGTTGCACCGGCCACCATTAACGTTTCTAACCCAGCTTACTTGTTCAGCACTCTAAATGACGGTTCTAAGTTTGTTGTCTCTAGTCAACAAGGAACCTTCTACACTCAACAGACAAGAGTTCCAATCGCCATTGGAGGGGTTTACTTTCTAGACATCGTTAACTTGACCAATCAAACTTGGTTGCTTGAGAATGGTTATGAAGGTTACTTGGTAGGTAACAGTTTCATCGGAAGTTACCTAGGCTTCCAGTTGCTAGGTCAAACTTACCTCTTTGATGGTGAGTGGATCTACATAACTCAACAAGACACCTCAGGGTTCTTTAGTATCCCAACCATCATTGCTCCAGCTTCTGGAATGCAGTACATCGCCTCCGCTGAAACCTTGGTTTACTTTAGATCTGGTTTTGACAACAGCTTGTACGTCTTCAATGGTGAAAGAAGCCTTCAAAAGAACCAACGATTCACAGCTATGGAACCCATCATTGACGGTCAATACTCTGTCAGAGATAAGACTTTAGTTCTTCAAACTGAGAACACCTTGATCTTTGTTAGAGATAACTCAACAGAGAATGGTATCATCACCACAAAGAATGACAAGAAGGCAACTCAATCTGGTCTTAGACTTTACAACACAAGTAAAGGACTTATCGTTGGTAATAACACTGGACAGTGGCAGTACACCCTTGATTCTCTAGATGATACCTCAACAGTTGTTCCATTGAAGTACAGCACCGCTTACTACGGTTTGACCACTAACAAGAAGAGTTATCTCAAGAGCTACATCTTGACCTTGTACAGCTCAACTCAACAAGCTCTAACACTTAAGGTCACTCACAATGCCTTTGACCAAGATCATCCTTACGAACAGACCGCATATTATAAGGTCTCTCCGTCTGACTATAATGGTCAAGGATACACAAGAGTTAGGCTTCAACCTAAGAGCATGAACAACCTAGCTAACCAACTCACCATTGAGTGTGATGATGAAGTTCTTCTCTTGAACCTCACAGCTATCTATGAAGAGAAAGAGAACGCAGTCATCAAACCTAAACTAAGCAGATAAGGAAACTACAACTATGGCAGGATTACTAGATAACATCGGACAGTTCATCTCAGGTTCTCACACTAATGAAGGTGTTGAAGCTGAGAAGGATCTTGGAAAGACTGGAGAACAGGTCGTTCAACAGGGCCAAGGTCTCATTGGACAAGGTACCAATCAACTTCAGAAACAAACTAACACAGCTAACAAACTCGCTGGCTCAGAGAATGAAGCCTATCAGGAGTCTGTTGGTGCAAACGCTGGTGATACCCTTAAGAAAGGAATCGCTGCATCAGAACCCATCGCTCAACAAGCTGCAGAAGAACAAGCTTCAGGTGTAGCTAAGACTCAACTAGAAGCTTCAAGGACTGCTGGGTTAAACAAAGGTGAAGCTGCACTTCATGCTGGTCAAGCTGGTGGAAATGCTTACACCTCTACTTATGCTCCAGCTCTTCAGAATGAACAGAGTCAATACAACACCCTAGCACTTCAAAGAGGACAACAGGCACTTCAAGAACAAGGTCTTGGATTGACTGGTGCCGGTAAGATCGCTGAGACTGGTGTGTCTGAACTTAACCCAGGTCTTGGTGCACAATCAACTGCTGCTCAAGCTCAGATTGATCAAGGCAATAGAGAACAAGCTGCTGGAGGTGGTCTATTAGGTGGTGCTATTTCAGGCATCTCAAGTCTACTCTCTGACGTAAGACTCAAGACCAACATCACTCCATCTGGTTCAGTTGAAGATCTCATGACAAAGTTCAAGTCTCCTAAGACAGTTTCTAATGTCGATGTACTTCTAGCTAAGTACAAAGATAGTTCAGACCCAATCAAGAAGCTTGCAGCTAATGTCACCCCAGTTGATTTCAACTATAAACCTGGGATTGGTGAAGATCCTAACAAACAAAGAGTTGGAGTTCTTGCACAAGATCTTGAGAAGACCGATGCTAAGGACAATGTTGTTGTAGCACCTGATGGAACTAAGACCATCGATGTTCCACAACAGACTGGAACCAACACCAACTGGATCGTTCAACTTGCACAGAAATCTGTTGAACAAGAAAGCATGATCAAGGACCTACAGGCTCAACTCTCGAAACTTCAAGGGAAGTAATATATTACACGAGTTTGTAATACACGATTCACCCTTCTAACTATGTAATACAAGGAACGCTAAAACATGGCTCAGACTCCACAGACTTCATCCCCAACTTCTTCTTATGGTTCTGTTAAACCAGTTGCTGCAGCTGTTCAACAAACTGACTTCAACCCTTTCATGTCTGCTGATGATAAACTAAAGCAAGCTGCTTTAGCTGCTTCATCTCCTAAGCCAGTTCCTGGGTCCGATGCAGATTCTCAATCTTCACTCACAGCTCTTCAAGCTCCTCCTACCGCTGGAGGTACTTACGGTTATGGTACAGGATTGAATCGAACCACGTTAGATCCCAATGCTCCAAAGATCCAGAACTTCCCAAGCTTTGCCGAGTGGCAACAGGCCTTGAGAAACTATCAAGCTGGGATGGCGGCTTCCGCTGGTGCCTTCAGAGGACCTCCTGTGGCTACTCCTCCTGTCGTGGTAGCTGCAAAGCCATCTCCTGCCCCAAGTGTAACCAAAACCGCACCATTAACGATTGAGACAAAACCGATCCAAGAGGTCAACACCAAAGGTCCAGAACCGATCATCACTCAGACAGAGTCTCCAACTGAGACACCTCAGGGACCAGAACTACCTCCTTCACCACAAGATCCTTCCTTTTGGGACAAGATCGGAAAGATCGCTAAGGACACAGGAAAGGGCATCACAGATGTTCTAGGAACTGCTCTTGCTGGTTACAACGCAGGACTGACTGGTAAAACACTTGATTTTAACACCACAGTTCAAGGTATGGAGAAGCAACAAGCTAACCAAGAGAAGCAACAGGCTTCTAGTTATCTTCAACAGTTTAAGGTTCTTGATGCTCAACAATCCTTTCAAAACAAACAAGCTCAACTTGATAGAGATCATGACACTGCTATTCAGAACGCCAAGACTCAAGAAGAGAAAGATGCTGCCAACAAAGCTTATGCTCAACAGTCTAAGGAGAATGCTTTGAATAGAGAGAATGCTATTCAACAAACTCTCATCTCTGCTGGTAAGACTCAAAACGTTCTACCTAACTCTGGAACCAAACAAGATCCGGCAGGCATTAGATAATGACACTAGAACAACAAAAAGCTCTGTTAGTTGGAGCTAACAATCCACCTGATCAAGTTACTCTTGCTACTCCGATTGATACCTCTAATCTATCAGCTTTAACCCCAATGCCTGGTCCTACACCAGGTCCTGCTCCATCTCCAGGTCCTACACCTTCCGGTGTAGTGGTCACAACTCCTCCATCTCCTGTTCAAGACAATGATCTTTGGGGTAACCTTGGAGCTGGTGGTTATAGTGCTTTGAATGAAGCAACTCTAGGACTCCCTGAGCTCATTGTTAAAGCTGCTAACACAGATGCCTACAAGAAACTTAAGGAGTTTCAAGCTAAGCATCAACTAGCATCAGACATTGGGTCTGGTGTTGGTCTTGTTGGTTCTGCTTTCATCCCAGGTGGTGCCATCCTTAAGGGAGTTGGACTAGCTGGTAAAGTACTTGGTGCTGGTAAACTTGGAGCAGATCTTCTAGTTAAAGCTGGAGAGAAGCTTGCTGCACCTGCCACTGGTTTTGTAGGTAATGCTCTTAAGATCGGTGGTCAAGCTGCTGAACAAGGTGCTGTCAGAGTTGCTACTGGAAATGAAACACCATTAGAAGCCGCTGAACAAACAGGCATCGGTGCTTTGACTGGTGGTGTTCTAGGTAAGATCGCTCAGAAACTACCTGCTTCTGGTGCCTTAACTGGAGATGCTGCAAAGGACGCAGCTGGAATAGCTCAAGCTCCTGGTGAATCTCTAGGTACCTTCGGAGTTAACGAACTCAAAGAAGGCGTGAACAAACTCAGACTCAACTCTCTTCTTGGTGGAGAAGGAAACACTCGTGCACTTAGATCGGCTATCAATGCTTATGGTTTGAAGTCACCAATCTCTAAGGTCAAGAACGTTCCAGATTATCTACAAGATGTTGTTGACTTTGCTGATGCTAATGGCATCCAAGGTAAGCGTGGTTTTGATGCTGCTCTAAAGCAGAATGGAAAGAACTGGAATGCCATCGATGATGCCTTTCAGAAGAACGCTCCTGAGACTTGGAACTCTGATCTCATCAATCACTTAACTAATGATCCTGATGTCGTCGAGTCTGTTGTTAACTCTGGACAGAAGTCCACGCAAGATCTTGCTGATGAGGTAGCTAAGACTCTAGCTAGCCCTAACGCAGACATCATGGCTCTTCGTAACAAACTTGGAAACATCGTTAAAGGTGGAATAACAAGTCCTGATCCTGCCATCAATGCAAGAGCTCAAGCCGCTGGTAAGATCAAGAGCTCACTTTACGACTTCATCGCTGATAACTCTCAACTAGATCCTGACTTCATCAACTCAACAAAACACACCTACAAAGTTCTTCAACCTTGGATTCAATCTGAAGCAAGAGACGTTGTTAGTTTGAAGGGTGTTTTTGGTTCAGGTTCTCCTACCGAAGAGAAGGAATCTATTCGAGATCTTCTTGCTAGAGGAGCAGCAGGAGCAGGCACGGGTGCTGCAGCTTCTGGTGGATTAGACGTTGCACAAGGTCAAGACTTTGATCCTGGTAAAGCCTTGCTTGCAGCAGGTGCAGGTTCTGTTCTTGGTGGTGCCGCTCCTAAGATCCTTGCTGGACTTGCTAACATTGTTCCTAACCAACTTGCTAAAGGTGCTTCTGCTGTTCTTCGTTCTAACCCAGAACTTGCTGAACAAGCAGGTGCTGCATCTGAAGCTATTGGAAAAGGTCTCACTGTTGGTGGAGGCCCTGCTGCTGCTATTGCTGCAAGACTTCCTCAAGCATTAAGTCCTGGACAACTACCTAATCAAGCAACTCCTCAGATTAATCCTGACACCAAAGAACCTCTACCAGACTCAACTGGAAACTACACTATCTCTGAACCTCTTAGAGCTAAGTTGAACGAGGTCTATCATGATTACTACAAAGACTTAACTCCTCAAGACTTCGTAGATAAGGTACTCTCTAAGACCAAGAACTTCTCAGACCCTGAGATCTCTGCTAAGATCATCTATCCAAATGATGTTAAATCTCAAGAAGAGTATGTGAAGAACTTTAGTGACTACAACACAGTTAAGAAACTTAACATCTTCAACGATCAAGGAACTGGACCTGGAAAGGCCATCACTGGAAACGGTTTTGGACTTAGCTTCATCGCTGATCCAGAGTATCAAGCACTTCGACAAGTGATGATCAACCAAGCCTCAGACCATGACATCTCTAAGAGAGAAGAAGCTGCTAAGAGAGTGGATAAAGATCTGTCTCTTGTTAGACAGTTTCCTTCACTTCTTCCTGAACTTCTTTCAAGTCCTAAGTACAATCTTCAAGGACAGAACCTTAAACAACTCGGAGTACTAACTTAACATGAATGATCTCACACAACAAGCTACTACTCCAGTTGATGCTAGTGCATTGAAGAACAGACTCTTGTCTGTGTTCACTGCTTCTAAACCAAAGCCAACTCAAGCTGAACTTGCACCTCCTTCAAAACCTGTTGCAACACCACCTCCTACTGTTAATGCTAACACCATGGGAAACGTCCAAGCTTTAGTTTGGAAAGATGGTAAAGCTCCACCTCCACCTGAGAACCCAGATGCACCTGGTGCACAATCTACTCTACCTAATCCTGGTGATACTCCAGGCACTCCTCCAGTTAAGTCTCCTAATCTCAACACTCTTGAGAACAAAGGAACTGCTGGAACCTTGGTGAACCCTAAAGGATGGGCTGGTCTTTAATGGCAGGAGCTAGTCTAAAATATCCATCTACTTCTCTTGTTGCCAGTGCTGACAACTTAACTTCTACTTCAGTCAATAAAAGTGTTCTAGATCTTTTGAAGAAGCTTAATGAAACCAACACTAGAATAGATGATCTTTCTCCTGGAACAACTACAGGTATCTATGACTCTGGAACAACTAGTTCAGGAAACTGGATTCGTTATGTTGATGGTACCATGACATGTTGGGGTTCTATTACTGCTACAAGTAAAGGAACCCCTGGTCAGTTTACAACTCTACTCCACTTTAATGTAGCAACAATAGCTTTTCCTCAAGTCTTCTTAACTCTTCCTACTGTAACTTCCAGCATCTTACAACCTTTTGGTAATGCTAATGATGCAGTAGGGGGATCAATCACCAACTTAACTACATCAGGATGTAACATCGGAGGGTACATTGGTGTTGATGCTTTCCAAACCTTAACTTGGATAGCTATGGGAAGATGGGCGAATGCCACTCAAGGTTCTCCAAACACTTACAATGTTGTTGGAAACACAGCAGTTGCAATCACTTGTAGATCAGGTCCTTTAACAGCTACTGTTAACGTTCCTATCCCTCTTGCCATTCTATCTCAAACAGGAAAAGGAACTTATAGTAGTGGAACTTTTACTGTAGCAGTTGCTGGTACATATCTAATGAACATTCATGGAAGCAACTCAAGTAGTGGTGCTAACTCTTTTTGGACCTTTATCAATGGCGTAAAAACAAAACAGGTTGCATCATTCCCAGCTATAGGTTACTCAGTCTCTGGAGTAGAACTTGTTTATGCAAATGTTGGAGACACCTTAGCATTCATTTGTGATGCAACACAAAACTTAGATAACTTAGGATCTGGTTTCAGTTTAATCTAACCACAGCTAACTATACAAAAAGGAGAAACAGTAATGTCAGCAATCGTCATGAACCCTGATAACAACAGTATTGTTGGATGGGGTCTTAGAGCATCTAGGGTAGATGCACAAAATGAGATCGGTCTCATCAAGGTTCAAGTAAATGAACCAACAGATTCAGATCCAGGTTTCTATTACATCGGGACCACTGATAGAGATTCTTACTCTATCATTGAAACTGATTACCCAGAAGACATCTTAACTGTCACGTACAAGTACGTTGATGGTGCATTCGTACAGCAATAAATGATCTCTAGTATTTTGATCCACTCTTACATCAAGGAAAAAACAACATCATGAACGAGGAACATCAATATATAAAGGAGATTCTGGAGACAAAGTTCGATGCATTTGCTGAGTTGTTAAAGTCAGAGCTCGGACATCTTAAGGAAGAGGTCAAGAAGATTGAACTTAACCTTGAGACTCATAGGTCTACTAGTGATGAGGAAACTGTGAAGATGGAACAATCTATTGTTCGAATCCATCTCAGGATCGACAGCTTAGAAGAGCGTCTCAAGAAAGCAGAAACACCAGCTAAACCAAATAGGTTAGAGCAGATCAAGACGGCAGCTATTAGTTGGGCCGTTCCAATCTTGATGATCTCAATAGTTTGGTTGATTGGTTCAGGCACCATTGAGAAGTTCATTGATTTCATACTTCACTTGAACAAATAAAAGGAAGATAACTATGTCTGAAGAACAAGAAGAGACTGAACAGAAACAAGACCCTGAGTGGTTGTTAAACATCGAGACCATCTATGATGGCCATGAAGTTTGTGAATCATGCGAAGGGTAATCCGATTAAACTAACAAGGAGCTTTTAATGGCTAATCCAAATCTAATCTTCCTTCTTCCACCACTTCCTGGTGCTGTAGTAGGTGGAGCATCTCAATATACAGACACTGTTTTAACAGACACGCAAGGTGTTTGGAACACTTACATAATCCCTTCTGGGATTGGACCTAACATTGGAGTAGCACTATCTGCTCCTAGTACCGCAGTAGTTAAACTTCAAGCTACAGTTGATAGCATCGCTGCGGTTAGTGGTCAAGATACTCTAGCTGAAGCCGTGACTTTGATCGCAGCAACTTCCTACACTGGTTGGTCTGTAGGTACTTCTGGTGGGGTTATTACCTTTACTGCTGATTCTACTGGTGCAAGAGATGGTACTTACAACTATGACAACGGACAAACTGGTGTCAATGGTTCTATCTCATTGACCACACAAGGTAAGACTGCTGTGAATGCTGTTGATACTTTAACTATTCTCACACCTGCTATAGCAAATGGTAATGTTGGAGTTGCTCTTAATGGTGGATCAAATGTTGATACCGCAGTTCTTTTAGGAGACACTGCTGCACAAGTTGCTACCAAGATTGCAGCCTCTATTTTTACTGGTTATGTGGTCACTAACCCTTCTCCTGGAGTGGTTGTCTTTACAGCTTCTACACCTGGTCCTCAAGTTGGAGCTAACACTCTAACACCTAATGCAACTGGTGTCACTGGTACCTTGCTTCAAACAACTGCCGGTGTTACTGCTGTAGCAGCCATCGCTAAGTTGACCTTAACAAGCGGCGCCTCTCAAGTAGGTACTGTCACTGTTAAGTTAAATGGTGTAGCTTTTACAACTGAAATCACTGAATCTACTAGCATTCTCTGGGTCGATGTTCCTAATGCTACTTCAACTGGAGGTACAGCTTACATTGGAGGTATCTCTTATCCCATCACAGCTTTGAGATCATATGTTGCAACGGCTCTAGCTTCTAATAAGGCCACTGTTTCAATCAGAACCAATGGAGCTAAGTACTGGTAACTAAGCTCTTCTAAAAGTAAAGCCTCCCTAGGGAGGCTTTTTCTTTATTTACTATGGTGATCATGAAGCTGTCTAATCACGAATCTTAACATTGTTAAGTCCTTGATTCTTTGATTGATCTGTTTCCTAACATCTCCAGATAATCTCTTAACTATCTTGGTCAAGTAAGTGATGTCCATCTTAAATCTGTTGTAGCAGACAACCAAGAGGTCTAGACCTGTTTGTCTGTCCGTTCCTGTCTCCAACCACTTGATTAGTTTAGCGAAACTGTCTGTCTCAGGTATGATCGCTATCTGGTCATCCATGGTGGACCCTCCGTCTACAGCTGTCATCTTCCCTTTGAAAGATATGACCTTTGATCTCGAGCGAACCGGTGACCACCACCAAGCCTTTAACGCGTGTAATATATCAGGCATGAACCTTTCTCCTTTTGTATTATAGTTAGTGGCAGAAAATAAAAAAGACCACCCGAAGGTGGTCTCTTTGTAATATACGAGGAACTCTTTACTTGATCAAGTCAAGAAGAGTTTTTATAGCTACTTTGATCTTGTCTAGTTCCTCCTTCATGTTTTGATTTTCAAGCTTCAAGGCTTCGTTCTCTTCCTTCAAAGTGTTCATCTGATTTCTCAATGGAGAAACTCTAACCGTAGTTAAGGTCTCTTCATTCTTCTGAACTATGTTTCCAATGACCGTCACGATCATAGGTTTGCCTGTAGCATCTCCTACGATAGCGACGATCTCTTGATCCTTGAAGGTTGTCAAACGACCGTGCTTAGGTTTGTCCATGTCGAACTGAATCCCGATGTCCTGATGGAACCAATGAACTCCCTTCTGGCCTTCTAGAACCTGTTCAGTGAACTCCCTTTTGTCGTTGAGATCGACTATGCCGAACCGAAGTTCAAGCTGCTCTTGTGCATGTTTGGAAAGTCCGTCGATGTACATTCAAACTCCTTTGGTTTGTGGTCTAAAAGAACGAAAGGGGACCTTTTGGGGTCCCCTTAAATCCTAGTTATGAAAGGCTAGTTGCTCTTGATGTTCTGGATACGAACGTACTTGCCCTTGTCCGTCTCGTTGGCCTTGACGAAGACCCAAACGTTCACGGCCGTCACATTCCCGATGTTCTTCTGGAGGCTGGTCAGGTGCTTGATCATCTCGGCGATCTGAACGGCAACCTTTTCCTTCTTCAGATCACCACGCTTGGCAGCGATCTCCTTCTTGGCAGCTTCCTTGATCTTGAAGATGTCCTTCTCGATCTGAGTCATGTCCTCGAACTTCTTCTTGCTGTTGGCCATCTTTGCGGCCCTCCTGTTCAACGAGCATCTAGTCTTCCATACGGAAGGCATTTTGTTTTGCTCATCTGATAGTTCCATTATACACCGAACAAAAAGTTTGTACACTACTTTTGAAACTTTTTTCAAAAAAAGAAAAGGCCTAGGAATAACCCTAGGCCCTACAACGACTTAGCTCTTGGTGATCTCGTCGATCTTGATCTTCAGTTGATCGATCTGGTTGTCTGTCTCAACCACAAGCCTCTCAAGTGACTGATAATCGGTCTCAATCATCTTGACTGTGGTCTTGTGGTTGTGATTCATCCACTCATAGGTAAAAACTCCTATGGCGATCCAGATTCCCAGGGCTCCAACGAGTGATAGGTTAGGATTGGCAGCTGCCATGAAGACATTGAAGATAGCAGCAGGAACCAGACCAATGGAGATCGAGGTCATCAAGGTCTTGGATTTGGATTGTTTCTCCAACCTCTTGATCTCGATCTTCAACTCCGTCAAACGTTTCGATCCTTCGTGAATAAAGACTCCCATGTTCACCTCCTACAAACTCTCCCTGTCGTACGACAGGGAGTTATTTCTGTTGTCTTACTTGTGGTGAGAAACGGCAGCGTAGGCAATCGCAGAGCCAGCGATGATGGCCACGCTTGTAGAGATGGAGCTGAAGAGGAACAAGCCAATCGCTTGGCGATAAGCAGTGTCCCTCTCCTCGATGGTCTTCTTGAGCTCAGCCCTGAGATCAGCTTCAACCTTAGTATCGGTCTGAGTCTGAGTGGTCTGAGTATCGGCTGGTGGAGGAATAACTTCCCCTTCAGCGAAGATCGTGGTAGACAGCGTGAGAGCCATCAAAGTAGTAGCAATGAACCTTTTCATAAACAAGTTCTCCTTTTCATGTAGTTAGTTACTATATCTCAGAAAGGTTGAATGATGGAAAACTTCCATCATCAATAGTAGAAACCATTACCATCAGGCCTCCACAAACCATCCGAGTATTGACTCAAGTCAAAGATGGATAGAGTGTGAGTAGGGTCTTGATAGGTACTAGTCCAAACTACCTTAGAACCAACCTTCTGAATGACCTGTGTGCTGTACACAACAGGTAAAACCGGACAAGGTACGTTGACGTCTTGAACTGGGTAACTGTTGCTGTTGAATAAGTAGTGAAAGATCACCTCGCCATTGTCATTCAAAACTCTCCAATCCACAGTTGTGTTCGATGGTGGTGGAGGAAGAACGACCACGTGAAGTTGTACCGTAGGGCCTGAGTAAGGCGTAGGTGTAGGACTAGGTGAAGGATCAGGATCACCAGCTTTCGTAGAAGGTGTTGAAGTAGGTGTAGGAAGTCCAACACTAACGATTCCACTAGTGTTCGTCGTTGGTGAATCGCAGGCCACCATCAACAGTGACAACAGTATCAAGACCATGTATCTCATGGTTCTCTCCTTTTCTATGTGATGTCAAAGACCATTACCGTTCGCTCCTCCTAAGCGACACTCCACTCCGTTTTCTTCCTCTACGACTGGTGACGTAGCATCGGCACGTTAGAGTCTCCCACGTCTGAGGTGGGAGGTTTGTCTTAGATGAACCACCAACCCAAGGACATCCTCGTCCTTTGATCGATGAGCTGCTGCATGACGCGTCGTTTCTGATACGACACTGGAACCTGTCCCTTGTAGAGACGTTGGCTCACAACCTCGTAAAGATCGTCAGCATGAGTGTCTAACAGCTTGTAGTTTTGATTGGACTCTTCATACTGTCCGATGATGAAGATCACCAACTCCGGAAGAGTGGTGTAAACTCTAGAGTACCTCCTAGGAGCCTTGGTCTTGGGAAGCTCCAACCTGTTTTGGATGAACCAATAATGGTTCAGAAACTCCTTCGTATGGTCTGGAGCAAACACGAAGGCTCCAACCTCAGGTCTTGCCAACGACAAGCCCATGTACGTGTGCGATCTGATGTTCCCCTTGAACTCAAGATCGTCATCTGTGGTCAGATGAACCTTTCTGAACTGATGCATTCTTGCACCTCCAGGTCCATTATATCACAAGATTCAAAAGATGTACACAACAAAAGAAAGATGAAGAAAGTTCCGTCTTACTACCATTAACTTTACACTGTTAAGATTCGTGAACTGGCAAATAAAAAAGGCTGCCTAAGGGCAGCCCGTTTCAATCTATTTATATTTACTTCTTAACTTTACTGACCGAGGTACTGAAGTGGTTCTTGATATGGGTGACCACTCCATCTTGAGTCAAGGTCAATCGGTCTGAAGGATACCACTTCCTCATATGATCAAGGGCTTCCTTCAACTTGTCAAACTCAAACTCTTTAACATCATGGCCTGAACAAGTCCGTCCCTTTACAATCATCTTGACCTTAGTTTTCATCTTCAATCTCCTTGAGTACAATGTACCATACATACGTAAACGTGTACACAGGAAGATGAAACATTTTACAATCGAGTCCAATGGTAACCTCCAACCTCTTTGTTGTTATCAATAGCATATCTCATCGTGTTGCTCTTGAATGAAATGGAGACTGTAGGATCCAAGTTTAAGCTGTCGTAAGCTATGACCATGGACTTGAAGATCTCACCTGTTTCGACGCATTGAACAGGTTTAGAGTTTCCTAAGTTATTTGGGTTTGGACCTCTAAGTTTGATCTCTCTATTCATCGTAGGTTGTAGATCTTTCTTCTTAGCATTCGTAGCCTTTCTCGTAGCAGAGATCTTAGACCTTGTCTCAGGAGATAACCTTCTATTTCTGTTGGCTTCACTGATCTTCTCTCTCATCTCAGGTGTCCAAACTTGTTTAGGTCTTGGCTTAGAGACCTTCTGTTGAGACATCAACAACTCACCTCTAATCTTTCGTTCTTTTTTAACTGACTCTTCTCGTTCAGCGAAGGCATCATCTAGAACATGATTAGATGCAGGAGCTTTGATATCTTTGTTGATCCAATGATCTTTCTTAGCTCTAGCTTCTTCTTCAGTTAAGGCCCAGAAGATGTCCTCATAAGGACGTTTGTTTAAGTAGATCCCTCTCTTAGTTCTATCATTAACATTGAACGAGTCATCAAAGGTGACTTGAAGTTCATCAGAGTCTAGAGAAACTCCAAACAACTTTCTACTCTTGTCTAGAGTCTTGATCAATCTAGTGATCTTAGTTCCTATGATGTTGTCAATGTCTCTTGGAAATCTCTTAACAAAGTTATGGCCACTCGTCTTCATGATATAACCTGAAGAGTAGATCCTTCCATATTTCTCTTCTATATCATCAATATGAGAGAAGACCTCCCAAGTGACGGTCTCCATGTACACGATCCTTGGGTACTCAAAGTCTTCTAACTCAGCTAGCTCTTCATAAGTTAAGGTCTTCTTCTTAAGTTCATGAAGATCCTTTCTTTTCAACCAATCTATCTTATCTTGTCTTGTCACCAATAGACTATGAAAGTAGAACTCATACTCAGGAGATGGATGCCTTCGTCTTTCTGGTTCAGGTCCATAGTCATCATCTAAGATGTCAATGAGGCGGAGTTCAAAGTCTGAGATCATGGTATGTAGTATAGTTACTCCACCATGAAGAAGTGTTCGTCAACAGTCAACAGAAGTTTCTTCAAGAGAAGCTCCTTCTCCTTTGGTTCTAATCTAGACAACAAATCAATCAATGTCTTCTCATCATCTTCCATGTTACACCTGTTCCTTTTTCTTTCTATTTCTTGTGATCTTCTTAAATCTTTCGTCTAACAGTTCCTTAAACTTCTTTTTGAAGTCCTCGGAGTTAGGATACTGTTCTTGTAAGTTCTCAAGTGTCTCAGTTCTAAAGGCCGTCCACCAATGACCATTCTTTCCTTTGATCTTACTCTTGTCACTTGTCACTACTTTATTCAAGTTAGATATGTTTGTTGAGTCTGAATCAATCAACTCTTTATATGCATCTGTCACAGAATCAAAGTTAAAACTTTCTTCAGTCTCTTTACAAATCATTGTGATTCTAACAGTTCTGTTATTTGTAAAAGCTAAACCATAACGTTTCATTGATCTCTGTGTTTCTTTTGAAGCCAAGGAAACCTTCTTAATCTTACCATCAAAAAGGTTCTCGTAAGTTCCTTCACTACTATCAAGAATGTAGGATCCTTTCATCACACTCCACTCATTCAACTGACTGATCGGTAAGTACAAGATGCCTGACAATACTGTGAAACCTTTCATCAACAAAGCTTCGTCACCTGCTTTCGTATATGTGTCGATGATGTCATAAAGTTTCTTTGAATCCATCACATGGACATAAGTTAAGTCTTTGTCTTTCTTATCGACAAAGGATAAGATGAAGTTGTCAACTGTGTTCAAGTAACTGTGCTTGTTCTTTCCGATAAACACCTTCAAACAATAATCATAAACCACCTGATCATCAAGTCCTGTCCCTGTAGCCATCCATTGTGCTGATGTCGTCACTCTACTAAAGGTTTTATTTCCTTTGTCATCTGTCCAATAAAGATGTGCCGTCTTATGAACTTCTCTGTTGAACCTTGTTACCTTCATAAAGGATCCACCTTTAATGAAGAACTCCTCATTTAAGACACCTGAGATGTTATTGATGACATGATCCAAGATTTTATGAGAAACCAAATATTGATTCATGATAAAACTCCTTATGACTTAGTTAGTATAAGAAAAAGACATAAGTTAGAAAAAATAAAATAAATGTTCTAAATAAGACAGTGTTCAAAGAAACTCAAAGATACTATAACATTTTAGTTGATCTGAGTCTTGTTATGTACTCGCTTAAAAAAGACAGTTGTAGTAATCATATTATCTTACTATTATTATAGTTCTTAGTGCTTAATACAACTGTCCTTTTTAGGAAGCTAAGATGAACAAAATGAAGATTCAACCTTTTCAAACTACTGCCACTAACTAATCATAAAGGAGAAGATCATGGCAAAGAAGAACACCAAGAAGATTCATGAGGACATTGTCAAAGAGGTCAAGTCTAGACTTAGATCAAATGGCTACAGGTTCTTAGAGAACGGGGCTAAACAATACTTGATCATCGACAATGTGATCCAACCTTTAGAGATCAAGGGAACAATCAACAAACAGGGAGACCATATCTACCTTGAGTATTGGAACAATCAACAAGTTGCTATTTGGAATCGTCCAGGACCCGCGTGGTTCGCTTACTACATCAATGATCAGGTTATCATTTGTAAGTGGAAGGAGTTGAAAGACGCGGCACTGGTAAAGCTCCACGAGTTAACTAGTATGCCTAACTACTACAAGGAGACATTGACCTCTTGTGGATACTTGTTTCCAATCAAGGACATCCCTAATGCAAGGATCTACTAGTCTGTTCCAGTTGAGGTTAACCTTGATCTTGAGTGGCTCGGACCTATTAGAACTTCCTCTACTAACTGATAAGGAGAAGACGGCCATGACACAGACCGAGCTAACACAAAGGATCCTTGATAACACGATTGATTACTTGAAAAGAGCTCCTAGTAACACAC